ATTATTTACCCCCGTGGTCTGTCTTATAAAAACCAGACCCTTTAAATTGAATACCAGGAACTCTATAAACTCTTTTCATTGTGTCCCCGCATTGTTCACACTCAACTGGCTCTTCTGAATCATTAAACCCACGAACAACATCCTTAATTCCTTTGCATGTTTGGCAAAGATATTCATATGTTGGCATTAGTCTGGCCTAACGTCCCAGTTTTCATAATGTTCTTTCCATGTGTCTGTTGCGTAGAAATCCATCTGACTTGAAATAAAATCGTCGCCTTCTGGCAATCTTTTTTGAGTTTTTGTTCCAGAAATACCATACCATCTAACTAGCTTTTCTCCGCAGGTATCGCAGTTGTACCCTGGATCCTCTTCGTTAATACTTCTAAAATGTGTGTATTGTACTTTACACTTCTTACATTCATATTGATAGGATGGCATTATAACTCCTCATTACTTCAAAAATTTCTTTCTCTAATTCCTGAATGCTTGTGTCATTTGACACGACCCTATCAAACTTATATTCATTCATGGCAGATTCTGAGGCATGTGTGTTAATAGGTTTATTCTGGTTTCTATTTATTCTCCAGATCTCCCCGCCATTGGCCTTTATAAAGTTAGCTTCATTTGGGAAACGAACATCTGTAATAACAAAATTCTTATAAATTTCTTCTTCTCTAATTTGCTTGAATACTTGTTTTACCCAGAAGTCTTCGCCAAACATCTCTCTACCGATTTCTGTACCAAATACTTGTAGTAGCCTTCGGGTTTCAGGAATCGCTTTTGTTGGCTCCCAACCAATTTCATTTACGCTACCAGAAATTCTTTTACCATTACTAAGAATTGGATCAAGCTTAATGATTGCCTTGCGAATGTTATCTGCAAAGGCAAGTCTCTTGAAGCCATAATTCATAATTAGCATTTCTGCAATCGTATCTTTACCCGAACGGGCATATCCACTAAGTCCAATAATCATTTTTCTCCCTGACTAATATAGTATACCGTATTAATACGGACTTTGTAAATCTAAAATTTCCTCTGATTTTTGATCATCCCATACTTCTCAAGGTATCTCTGAATTGTCATATGACTGCATCCAGCTTCCTTGGCTATTTCAGTAATAGTTTTTCTTTGGACTACATATCTTCTATATAGCCAATCTTTAGATTCGTATAGCTTCATCGTGATGTTAGGTTGTTATAGGCATAGTAGGCGATACCTATGGCATCCCCCACATCATTATCTTCTAAATGAATATTAAACTTATCATTCACGAAGTCTAATGTCCTCTGCTTCCTAATCTCCCTTATCTTATTAGAGTACCAAGTATCTGACTTACCTGGAAATTCTAGCTTTAACTTAGCCTTATCTTCTTTCTTAAAGGTCTTATTACCAATGTAGTTCTGCCATGTAGTAGGGATTACGGTTACCACTTTAGTCCCGTCGCTCATAAGCTGACTGATAATTGATCCATATACATATGATAATTTAATAACAACATCTGGTGACTGTACAAATACAGCACCTTCAATTGCAATATAGTCTGACCTTAGATGCTTCTTCATAGCCATTACCTTTTTACGGGCATCATAAATCTTTTCATATATATCATTACCACGAATGTCTATCTTTCCATGCATAAAAAGATTACCTTCTTCGATAATAGCAAATGCTACTGAGTTTGTGGATGCATCGATTCCGATAACTCTATGAGCTTTAGGCTTAATTAGATCCGCTAATCCCATTTAACATCTCCAATAATTCTTTACGCTGTTTATCTTCATCATTCTTATCACAAGTAACACATAAAGTTCCATAGTTATATCTACTCAACTTAGTCTTACAGATAGAACAATGTCTAATAGATCCAAGTTTAATAGCTCTTCTTTCGTAGTACCTCTCCATCGTCCTCTTATTTGTTGCAAGCCTGCAACATTCATCAGAACAATACTTTTGATTATGTGTGGCTTTTACAAACTCTTGGTTACACTCATCATAGGCACATATTAAAGTTTCAGGACTGGTATTAATTTTTCAGTATCCTCCATATCAAAACATGTATTTTTGACTGGGCAATCCTGACAGATCTTATTGTTCTTTCTAAATGGCCTAGCTGGTAGATCCCTATCCTCCCAAGCCTTCCGTGTCTCACGCATCCAGTCATAACACATATCAAGAAATTCTCTGTTTGCAGCATTCATCTTTACTGGAATAACTAGCATCTGTTGGTTATCTTTATTCTCATAAAGTAAGAATCCCTCTTCTGCCCCTCGCACATCCATGTAAATTAGTATCTGAAGCCTATGGTTATCCGAAGGCTTCATTGAGTTCTGTCTAAATAAGAATGAATTATCGCTAGTAGTTTTAATTTCCCCGATTACTTCTTGACCTTCCCAATCTAGAATTACGTCAGCAAATCCTTTGATAGGTGGATCTTCCTTAACAATCTCCTGCTCAATAAACTTGACTGTTCCAGTAGATTTAAATATCTCCTGAATTCTTTCATGTGCTGCAGTTCCATTAGACATGTTAGCAATTGCTATAGCATCAAATGAATTAATAAACTCAGCTCCATCAAATGCAATGTACCAGTATCTTGCACAGTTTCCGTGCCCATATCCAATAGTAGATGGAGAAAACGTAGTCTTCTTCATAAACTTTGGATTATTACTGTTACCAATATACCCGTCTGTTAACATTTTTGCTAACTTTTCTGGGTCAAAGTTTCCCGTGTTCTTTTTAAATTTTAAATTACTTACTAAATCTCTAGCCATTATTTAACACCATATTTAAGAGCGGCTACAAGCTTGTCGATAGAATCGGCAACCGTGTAATACACGTTCTTCTTTTTACTGGCGACTTCTCCTTTTTCCATAGTTGTATAATATCTAGCCAATATAGAAAGCTTGGCTGATATTGCCTGCAACTTAATTATTAGCACCGATGCCGCTGCTGGCGGGATATCTGGTTTTGTTACTACCTTAATTATAGCATCTAAAGCAGTGTCCAACTCTGGATCTTTCATGAACTCTTTTAGATCATTAAACTCAGTTACTTCGCTAATCTTTTCTAGTATGTTATCGCTCATGCAAACATCCTTTGAACAATAGCGTATCCTATCCAAAGACCCACTATACCCATTAAACCAGCAAATACTGGTGGAGCTGGAATAGGAAGTTTAAATATACTAAAAACTCCTCCAACTAAAATACCAGTAATGGTTGTTAAAATCAATTCTCTCATTTGTGATTATCCTCCCAGAACGTAATAAGTTCTTCTAACATAGCCCACTCAACGATTCCCAATCTTACTTTGGAATCTTTTCCTATAATAATTTTAAGGCATGGGTGCATATTGCGATTTACCTTAAATGTGTCTGTGCATATCTTTGCCCAGATATCTTTATTCATTGTAAAGGATGAACTTGCTTCTTTGTAATCTACGACAAAAGAGTACCACTTAGCATCACCTTTTTGATACTTCCCCCGCCCAGAATTTTTTTGAGCCTTTGCCCTATCTCTTTTTATTTCTCCACGCTCAGACATTACATCCTCGCTTTCGAAATATGATCTTTAGAACACTTCCATTCTAGGTCGCCAGTTCTCTCATCCCAAGTAGCTTTTTTTACAACCTCATCACAATCATTACAACTAAATGTTCCTTCTATGAGAGTTTTATAGGCTGCACCCGAAGGATTTTTTTTAAACATAAAATCTTCAAGCTTTGGCATATATCTCAGCCTTTAACTTTTCAACTACATCTGAATTATCTTTAAGGTATTGTACTGCCTTAGCACGACCCTGGAATCTTTCTCCATTAACGGTGTACCATGCTCCGCCCTTTTCAATAATTCCAAATTGCTCTGCAACATCTAGGACTTCACCAACCTGATCTACTCCTAGATTTTTCCCCTGAAAGTAGAAGTCATATTGTCCCGAAAGATTAGGGGGGCCAAGTTTGTTGTAATCAATAATCCAGTTAACTGGTCTTCCGACTCTTTGCTCGATAATCTTGTCGCCAACTTTAACACCAGCCTTAATAGCATTAGCCTCAGCTTCAGACGACCAGAGCTTAATGACAGTGGAAGAGAAGAACTTGACAGCCATTCCGCCTGTGGGGATGTGCGAAGCATGCATAGATCCAAATTGATTTCTTTGTTGTGAGATGAGAACAAGTAATGTGTTCTTGTTTGCGTAGTTGAGCATTTTGACTGCATGTGTCATATCCTTTGCTTCTGCACCAATTTGCTTAGTGTCTTCTAATTTCTTTAGCTCAGTGCTATCTTTTTCAAAGTAAATTGCTGGTAGCAAGGCAGAGATAGAGTCAACAACAATAATATCCACTCCTGCTTCCATAAGTTGCGTAGCAACATCAACCATGTCATTAATAGTTTTTGCTGGAGAATATATCAAATCATTTGAGTTGACCCCAAGCTTTTCTGCCCAATCAGTTGAGTACGATGCCTCTGCATCAATCCAAGCACAAGTCTTTCCTTCTTTCTGTGCTTCTGCAATCATCTGCAAACAGAATGAAGATTTACCTGCTGATTTATTTCCCCATACTAGGATCTGTCTCCCATGACCTAGACCGCCCTTTAAGGCTATGTTTAATCCTATGCTTGGTGTTTTTTGTTTTGGTGTTTCCACCTCTAGTGCTGTTTGAACCCTTTGTCTTGTTTTTGGGTCCAGCTTTGACATTATCTCTGTAACTACGCTCATAAAAACTCTCTTCTAATTGTGAGGCAAATGCCTTCATGTCCTTGCTACGCATTGTCGCAAGTTTTCTAATGATATTAAGTATGTCCTCTTCTTGTCCAGATTTTAGGACAAGGATTACTTCGTTATTGGTTCCGAATAAGAAGTAACCATTCATTTTATACTATTATATCATTAAAATTTGTTTCCGTGAAGTGCTGGCCTCTCTATGTTCTTCATAATCTTTTTATCTAATATAAAGTCCAAAGAGTCTTTAATCTGCCCTGTATTTACCATGGCTTGATAAAGATCAACTAATCTAATAATGATATCAGCCATCTCTTCAACAACTTTATCCCCGCCCTGATCTTTTCTTATTGCTTCCAGAACCTCTGTAACTTCAGAATGAACTAGGGCAAGCTTATTTCCTATCTTGTCGTAGGTAACCTCGCCTTCCCAAAATCCTTTATTCTTCGCTATTAGGTGTACTCGTCTCGCCATCAGGTCTAGACTCATTTTCATCTCCTTCTACTAATGAAATAATAAATGTTTTATCTTCTTCATTTACTTCAATAAACAAACTTTTCTTATCTAATTCAGGTGACATATAGTCCTCTATTTTAACAGAGACATTGCCATTGCTTTGAATTGATGCAAGCAGTAGTCGTACTAGATTGATTTCCAATCCTTCTTCTTGTGTCATTTTATATCCTTAACTACGATGGTTCCATCGTCTGTATTTGTAAAGGTTAATTCAACCTTTAGCCCTGGCTTCATTTTTCCCAGAGCTCTTGCATACCCGTGAGGGAATACAATAGACCTAATTAATTTCTTATCGGCATCAGTTATAATTGTGTGTGCCATCATCTTTCCAGCCTTAGTCTTATAGTTAGTAAAATCAATTACATAATAATTGTCAGGCTTTAAATCAAACTTTGTCGAGTATAGATAGTTAACAAATGGATCGGAACGGTCTTCTTTTACCACTTTGTCTATCTCAACAAACCTATGTATTCGATTATCTCCTACTAAGAAGAAGTACATTTGACCAGTTTCAATCTTTGTACTTTCGCTATCGAAAACACCAACTGATGCTGTTTCATCAACAATTTCTACACGAGACCATCCAGTTCCACGCTTAATTGACTTAACCATAGCCATAAATACGAATGTACCAAGCTCTGCAAAATCATCTAATACACTCACCTGAGATTTAATATGTGGGGTAATACCACTGATATCAAACTTAGGTATGTTCAAGTATTCGTACAGGCTATCCTTTTCTCTTCCAGTTCTAGGGTTATCATCAAATGCTGCGCCACCAATTGCATTAAGAGCATCTATAGCCCTACTATTGATACCGCTATTTTTTGTGCTAGACTTTGATTTGAGATCAGCGTAGTTCTTATATGGTCTATTGGCTATAATCTTTTTACCAATATTCTCCGAAATGTATTTTACATTGGCTAATCCAAACCTAATTGCATCCCCCTGTATACTGAAGTCTAAATCAGACTCATTTACATGTGGTAGCAAAATCTTTATACCTAGTCGCTTGGCTTCAATCAAGTAATCTGTGCGAGCATCTTTATCGCCTTCGTTCTTTAGCATGGCGAACATAAACTCAGTTGGATAGTAAAGCTTTAGCCAAGCAGTCCAATATGAAAGCAAAGAATAAGCAACAGCGTGGGAACGGTTAAAAGAGTAACCAGCGTGAGCTTCAAAAGAATGCCATAAGCCTTCTGCCGCCTCTTTTGATATATATCGGCTTGCACCAGTAACAAACTTCTCACGGAACTGATCAAACTCCTTTGCATCCTTCTTCTTACCAATAATCTTACGAACCTTATCAGCTTCTGCCCACGACATGCCACCAAGGTGTACGCAGGCCTGCATAACCTGCTCTTGATAAATAATAACACCAT